AAGTAAGAAACATTTTTATATTAGTCTTGTAAAAAGTGCAATTCGTATTGCAGGGTGTGTAGTAGCATTATTTACAGGAAGTATTGTTTGGTTAGCAGGTGGTTTACTTGTTGCTGAACTATTAGGAATTGCGGAGGAACTATAATGCCAGCTAAACTAAGATACTCAGAAGCATTTTATAGTGTACAAGGTGAAGGACAATATGTAGGAGTACCTAGTGTGTTCTTACGTACCTTTGGTTGTAACTTTCGTTGTATGAACTTTGGTACTGACGAGAAGCGTGATCGTTGGGAACAACACAAAGCAGGTAAGAAACACAATGCAGAAGTAATGGAACTTATTAATCAAGGTGTACATGAAACTACAAAAGAGTTTAACGACTTACCTATTATACATACAGGTTGTGATACATATGCAAGTATCTATCCTGAATTTAAACACTTCAATAAACTTGCAGAAGTTGAAGAAGTAGTTGAACACTTGTTATCACTTACGCCTAATGGTAAGTGGGTACAAGACAATGGGCAAGACGTCCATTTAATATTAACTGGAGGCGAACCGTTACTTGCATGGCAACGGTTATATATAGAACTATTCGAGCATCCACGTATGCAGGACTTAAAAAATGTTACATTTGAAACAAACACTACACAATCTTTACACGAAGATTTCTTTAACTATCTCAACAATCAAGACAGGATTAAGGTTACATGGTCTTGTTCCCCAAAACTTAGTGTTAGCGGAGAACCTTGGGATACTGCTATTAAGCCTGATGTGGCTAGTCAGTATAGTACTGTTACTAATTGCGACATCTATCTTAAGTTTGTTGTCGCTACTCAAGGCGACTTTGAAGAAGTTGAAAGAGCTGTGGAGGCTTACAGAAGTGCCGGGTTACAATGTCCGGTATACCTTATGCCGTTGGGCGGACGCAGTGAAGAATATGCCCTCAATGTTAAAGACGTGGCAGAGGCGTGTATGGCAAAAGGATGGAGATTCACACCCAGACTCCACATTAGCTTATTCGGAAATGCCTGGGGAACTTGATAAATTGACCAAGGCTAAAGAAGAAATAAGTAAAACAACAGACACTAGACCTCTTGATGTACAGTTAAGAGAAAAAGGTCTACTATAAGGAAACACAATGCTAGATAAAATAAAAAACGTGTTTAAGAAAAAGGAACCTGTTAAAGGCGAGCCTAATTCAAGAACACTATTAGAACAAGAAAAAGAAGCGGCCACTAAAGCTAAGAAGCCTTGGGTTGGTGTATTAGATACACAAGTTAACCCAGACGACATTAAGAACGGGTTCTTTGAGCTCGATTGGAATAACGAGTTTATTGAACAGTTACTTGATGCAGGTTATAAAGGCGAATCAAACGAAGCTATCGTAGACGGTTGGTTTAAAGACGTTGCTAGAACTATCTTACAAGAACAAGGACATGATCCACAGAGAGATGCTGGACATATTAAAATTGTTTCAAGAGAAGATGGAAAAAGTGAAGCAAGTTAAATGGAAACGTATTCATCCTATTATAGGATTAGATAGTCGGACGTTAAACGTTATCACTGAGAAGTCAACGTTACATACTAGAGAGTCTAGTACTAAGCCTGATTGGATTAGTGCAATTAATACAGAAGCTTTCGTTAAGAACAAAAAGAACAGTCTTCTTATTGTTGTAGGTGAAAGCTGGTCGTACGGTGAAAACTTTCGAGGTGTACAAAGCGGTCTTGGTAACGACAGTCTAACATATCGAATTAATAACTCGTTTGCAGGTCATTGTGCTAAGGCATTAGATAGTGACTTGTTGTTATCAGCAGTTCCTGGTAACTGTAACCAAAACATGGTACACGACTTAGATAGACTGCTAGAAGAGTATGCTATACTCTACGAAGAAATTAAAGTAATATTCCAATTAACTAGTCCGGGCAGAGATCAGTCTAAAATCGAAGATTGGTATAAAACATTAGAACATTACAATACATTATATTCTGAAACACAAACACTAGATAAAAAGCTGTCTGATGTTGAATGGTTTAAAATGTACGACGAGATGATGTTAAAAGAGCTCAATCGTGTCATTACATCACATACAAATGTAGAAGGTCTAGTTTGGAAGAATTTCAACCCATTTATGGTTGACTTTGCTACAGATTCGTGTACAATAGTAATATGTCCGTGGGTTAGATTAACTGCACAGATGCATGGTAGTGTTTTTGAATTGCCTGTTATTAACGAAGCAGGTTGGTGGCAAGATCATTATCCTAAGTATAAGAATGTAGAAAATGATAGTGACTATATAATGAAGCAACTAGATAATTTAGAAAGTAGTAATACACTACTACGCAATAGTTCTTTGAATGGGTTTCATCCTAACGAAGAATTTCACATGCTATGGGCAACTTACTTATTAGGCAAAACGGAGTGGACAATATTATGAAATACGTACTAGTAGATACAGCAAATACTTTTTTTAGAGCAAGGCACGTTGTACGTGGCGACTTGGATACTAAAGTTGGTATGGCTTTTCACATCACATTAAACAGTATTAAGAAAGCATGGGAAGACTTTGAAGCTGATCATATTGTATTTTGTTTAGAAGGTCGTTCATGGCGTAAAGACTATTATGAGCCTTACAAACGTAATAGGCAAGAAAGCCGTGATGCACTTAGTCCTAGTCAAGCAGAAGAAGAAAAGATCTTTTGGGAAACGTTTGATGCATTTAAAGACTTTGTAACTACAAAGACTAACTGTACTGTAATGCAACATCCTGAACTAGAAGCAGATGACTTAATTGCAGGTTGGACACAAGCACACCCAGATGATGATCATGTTATTATTAGTACTGATGGTGACTTTGCACAACTAATTGCACCTAACGTAACACAGTACAATGGTGTTAGTAATACAATTATTACACACGAAGGTTACTTTGACGACAAGAAAAGACAACCTGTTATTGATAAAAAGACAGGATTAGAAAAGCCTGCTCCTATACCCGACTATATGCTATTTGAAAAGTGTATGCGAGGTGACACAAGTGATAACGTGTTTAGTGCTTATCCAGGTGTACGTAAGAAAGGTACTAAGAACAAGGTTGGCTTATTAGAAGCATACGATGATAAAGGCACTAAAGGTTACAACTGGAATAACTTGATGTTACAACGTTGGACTGATCATGATGGTGTAGAACATCGTGTACTAGATGACTATCAACGTAATGTTACACTATGTGACTTAACTGCACAACCTGAGAACATTAAAGAAAAGATTTTTAACACTATCACTGAAAATGCACAACCTAAGAATATTTCACAGGTTGGATTGCGTCTTATGAAATTCTGTGCTATATATGACATGCAAAGAATTTCCGATAATGCACAAGCATATTCAAAACCATTACAAGCGAGGTACCCAGTAAAATGACAAAACTAAAGGCAAATGAAATACTAAAGAATAAGTTTTGGATTATTGAAGACATTGATTCAAACGAAAAGAAAGGCACACTATCACGTGATGCCGATAACAAATACATGTATAGTTGCAACACAGGAACTTACATATATGATACTAAAGGTATTGTTGAAAAGAACTTAGGTACGTTACTTTGGAATAAGTCTGATATTAGCGAAGCAAAATCTAATATTGCAAAAGAGATTTATAATTTACCAACTAGTACTGTTCCTTTCAATAGCATGTTTGACGTAAAAAGAAAGTTTGGATTGTTTACTAAAAGTAAAAAGTCTAAGAGCTTATATTGTGCAGGCTATTTTTGTATTCACTTTGACAAGGGTTGGGTAAAAAGTTTTTGTCCTAAACTTGTAACACTAGAATCATATGAGTACAGAGGTCCATTTCAGACTGAGATCGAAATGCGTCAGGAGTTATCACGTGCCAACCGTTAGTCCATTAAACACAATTCCTTTACAACAGTTTATTGACAAAGTTAAGACTGCTGACAACCAACAATTAAAAGACATTACACTTAACATTAGAGATGCTAAGAACTTAGCAATGACTATCGGAAGTGTAATGAGTCGCTTACACGGCGATTTAGAAGCTCTAGTACACCAGGAAAAGAACGCTGAAGAAGTAATTAACGTTACTGTAGATGGCGGCGGACAAGGGTGGAAGTAGCCAAGTAAACTACGCATATAACTCTATCATTTGGATAAATACTTATGATAGAGGAACACATATGAGTAGACCAAAACCTAAAGTATTGCTAGAGCATATAAACAAAAAGTCTTATAGAAGCGAACAGATTCTAGAGGCTGATGCTATTTGGGCAGTTTTTCATCAGGGTAAACCTTTTAACTTAAAGTCATCTAATGTACTTACTAACTACCCTGGGCCTAAATATAAAAAAGTATCTTTCAGCAATCCTGGACATGCACACAACCTAGCAAGTAAACTCAACGAACTATTCACTACTGAAGATTTTACAGTCGTAAAATTAACTTCCGGCACAACAGTACAAGAAGGCTAAAATGAACTGGAAAGAAACCTATACCAAGGTATTCTTAAAACAAGTTAACATTAGTATTAGTGAAAGCACGTTAAAAGAATACATGCCGTTATGGTGGCAGAATACTAGAGCAGTTGGCGGCTTACGTCTAACTGACGAAGGCATGATGTTTATTATGGACAAATTGGATTTGGTTACATATGAAATACCATTTCCTCCTGAATTCAAAATAACTACCCAAATTATTTTGTTCTTAGATAAGTTTATCGATTGTCCTTACTACGTAACTAACAAAGCAGTAACAGTTACAAGTGAAAAAAAGAGCATGGAATTACATCTTTTTAGTGGTGATGTACGTAAATACGGACTAGCTAAAGCTCTAAAACGGACAGACGAAGAACTAAACCCTTGATATTACTACATTATTTTTCTTAAAAAAAATGCATTTTCTGGTTGACCTTTTGGAAACTAGGTGCTATAATATATACATACTTAGAAATTAAGTATGGCACTGATAAAAATGAAAGAGGAATACAACATGGAAAATATAGCAGTTAGAACAGTAAGTCCTAATAGTGCAAAAAAGAGCATTGTTAGAGCATTTAAAAAGAAACGTCCGTTGTTTATCTGGGGAGCACCAGGTATTGGTAAATCGGACATCGTTGGACAGGTTGCGTCAGAAATTGATGCACACATGATTGACATTCGTTTGTCACTATGGGATCCAACAGACATTAAAGGCATTCCGTATTATAGTTCAAATGATAATACAATGCATTGGGCACCACCGCAAGAACTTCCGACAGAAGCAGATGCTAAGAAGCATAAGTTTATCGTTTTGTTTTTAGACGAAATGAACTCTGCGGCACCGGCTGTACAAGCGGCGGCATATCAATTAATCCTTAACCGTAAGGTTGGTACTTATGTACTACCAGACAATGTTCTTATTGTAGCGGCAGGTAACAGAGATGCTGACAAAGGTGTTACATATAGAATGCCAGCACCATTGGCAAATAGATTTGTTCACTTAGAACTAAAAGTTGATTTCGACGATTGGTTTCAGTGGGCAGTAAACAATGACATACACCAAGATGTTGTTGGTTACTTGACATTCAGCAAGAAAGACTTGTATGACTTTGATCCAAAAAGTCCAAGTCGTTCATTTGCTACACCTCGTTCTTGGTCATTTGTATCCGAACTACTAGAGGATGATGATGACGAGATCACCACTACTGATTTAGTTAGTGGTTCAGTTGGCGAAGGCCTGGCTGTGAAATTCATGGCCCATCGTAAAGTTTCAGCTAACTTACCTAACCCATCTGATGTATTAGATGGCAAAGTAAAAACATTAGAAACACGAGAAATCAGTGCCATGTATTCCTTGACTGTTTCTTTATGTTATGAGTTAAAAGAAGCTAACGATAAAGGCAATAAGAAGTTTGACGATATGGTCAATAACTTCTTAAGGTTCTCAATGGACAACTTTGATACCGAGCTAGTAGTAATGGGTATCAAATTAGGTCTTACACAATACCAACTTCCAATCGATCCAGATGAAGTTGAGTGTTTTGATGAGTTCCATGAAAAGTACGGAAAGTACATCACTGCCGCACAGGCTAGTTAACTGATTAGGGTAGGGTATCTTTTGGTACTCTACCCTTTTTATTTGGTTGACAACATCAATTAAATAGTGTATACTGTAAGTATAAACAATAAGGAATAGGCACATGGCAACAGACGTATTAGAATTAGAAACAGAAACTCCACAAATAGAAATAACTGACGAACTTCGTGCAGAAGTTTTGGACAGGATTATTGTAGCTAGAGTTGGTTTGTTACTACGTCACCCATTTTTTGGTAATATGGCTACAAGGCTTATTATTAAAGAAGCAAGTGATTGGTGTCCGACTGCGGCCACAGATGGTAGACATTTGTTTTATAGTGTTCCGTTCTTTGCTAAGATGTCTAACAAAGAAATAGAATTTGTAATTGCACATGAAATACTTCATTGTGTATTTGATCACATGACACGTAGAGAAGATAGAGATCCGCAGATACATAATATTGCGGCAGACTATATTGTAAACAATACACTAGTACGTGATCGTATTGGAGATAAGCCTAAAGACATTCCAATCTTCCAAGACTTTAAATATGATGGTTGGTCTTCAGAGGCTGTATATGATGATATCTTTGACAAGTATGATCAAGAAGAATTAGATCAATTAGGTAAGTTACTTGACGAACACGTTGATTGGGAGAAAGGTAATACTCCGCAACCAGGTCAAGCTAAAGGTAAGGCACCTGGTGCTAACAAGCCTTCATATAGTAAAGAAGAACTTGCTAAAATACGTGACGAAATTAAAGAGAACATGATGTCTGCGGCACAGGCGGCAGGTGCAGGTAATGTTCCTAAAGAAGTAGAACGTATGATTAAAGAACTTACTGAGCCTAAGATTACTTGGAGAGAGTTACTTAGACAACAGATTGAAAGTACTATACGTAACGATTTTACTTTTGCTCGTCCTTCACGTAAAGGTTGGCATACTGGTGCAATACTTCCAGGTATGAACTTTATGGATACAGTTGATCTTTGTATTGCAATTGACATGTCAGGTTCAATTGGTGACAGTCAAGCAAATGACTTCTTAAGCGAAGTACAAGGTATTATGGACGAGTATCAAGACTATAAAATTAAACTATGGTGCTTTGATACAGAAGTTTATAACGAACAAGATTTTAGTGCAGACTCGGCTAGTGACTTACGTGAGTACAAAGTTATTGGCGGTGGCGGTACTGACTTTATGAAAAACTGGACATATATGAAAGAACAAGATATTGTTCCTAAAAAGTTCATTATGTTTACAGATGGTTATCCTTGGGATACTTGGGGTGATGAAAATTATTGTGATACAATTTTTATTGTACATAGTTACCATGATAAAAATATGCAGGCACCATTTGGTATTACTGCACATTACGAAGAAGGAAAATAGTGCTGGATAAGAATATTAAACCCAATGCTTATGACTTTTTTGATATTAGGGAGGCTAAGTCCGCCCCTAAACACTTTGAGTTCTGTAGTATACACCCAAAGTATAACATGGAAGATTCCATACGTAAATGGATTAAGGCAAACTTAAAAGGACGATTCTATATAGGTCGAACACTAGTTCTATCTGATAACCAAAATCGTGCATACAATCAGACTATTAAAATTGGATTTGAACAACATAGAGAGCTTAGTTACTTCATGTTAGCTTGTCCACATTTAAAGTACAATTAATTAACCCATAGTAAATACAATAGCATATAAACAGATATGCTTGTTATGATCAAAACAAGGAGAATATGAATGTCAAATGATACAACAAAAGTTGCATCAACCCCTACAGTAGGAAAAGATGGCGCAGGCCAAGCACCTATGCCACAGGGTGGTGCACCAACAGGAACGCAGGCCGCGGCAGAATTAACTGTACAAGACCTTGGCGTTTTAAAAACAATTATCGAAGTTGCACAAAGTCGTGGAGCATTTAAGGCTAACGAACTTGAAGCAGTCGGAAAAACATTTAATAAATTAGATGTATTCTTAACTACGGTACAAAATCAACAAGTAGGCGAATCAGCAACTGCTCCGGCAACACCGGCGGCACCAGCTACTGCAAAAGATACACCAGTTTCATCTGCAGATGCTAATGCTGTATTAGGCGCCTAAGGAGAAATATAATGGCCTTAAAACACATAGGAAGACTAGAAAAGACAGGACGTAAAGTTGCTGTCGCATTTAGAACATTACCAGACGATCCAAACAGTTGTCTAGTTGTTCAAACAGAAAACTTGGGTGATTCAGAACATGACGTACTAATGAACTTAGTTGAAAGTAATACAGGGCAAAATGCTGAAGAATTAGCAGATGCAATGCAAAGAACTCAACTAACAGACGGTAGTACTATGTTACCATCATTCCATGCAAGAGGTAAATTAACTAAAGTTGCTACAGCAGATGTTACTATGACACCTGATAATTCAACTACAGTTAACCTTGCAGAACTTAATAAAATTATTGCTGATCAAAAAGGAATTAGTATTTCCGATTTAGCAGTAGGTGGAAGTTCAGTTACTGAAGTAGGTTCAGGTGGCCCAGTTGCTACTCCTGAAGTACAAGCTCAAGCTGTTGCTAAAACAGACGAGCCTTTATCAGACGACGACTTAGCTAAGAATCTAAGAGCTGATGCTGATAGACTATTTAAAGAAGCTACAGAGTTAAGAAAACAAGCCGATGATTTGGCACCTGTTAAAAAGGCTTCTGGTCGTGGCAAGTCGTAAGAAGCGACTACCACAAGACATAATAGCGAAGTGGCCGGAGGTGTTTAAAGACATAGACATCGATGCCATTCCGCTGGAATACGTAGAAAGTATAACAGTATCTTTCCACAACGGTAAGAAGTGGGAGATTGAAATTAAGGATAAGTCAAAATTAGACCCTTTAAAAGAGGTTGAAAAAGCACTTAACGAAATGTTTACTAACTACAACTCTGCTATAAAAAACGTTGATTTCCGGGTAGATTCAGAACGTGTTAAGAATGACGTGCAAAAGCGTACTAAACAGTTTTTGAAGAAGCGGAAGTAAATTATCTTATTGGCATAAATACATACATAAGATACTAGGAGTGCTATAAATGGCTTTAAGATTAAGAAGAGGAACGGATGCCCAAAGGGCTATAATTACTCCACTAGATGGGGAGTTGATCTATACGACAGATACTAAAAAGCTGTATGTAGGGGATGGAACCACAGCAGGCGGTAAAGCAGTTGATACAGCTGGTACGTTTCTTGGTGCAGACTTAGATCTAAATAATTTTAATTTAAACGGTACAGGTAATGTAAACATAGCAGGAAACATTACTGCTACTGGAAATATTACTGCTGACGGTAATATGACAATCGGAGGCAACCTTACTATTGGTGATGCTTCAACAGATACTGTTAATTTATCAGCTAAAATTGAGTCAGATATTATTCCAGATGTAGACGGAGCAAGAAGTTTAGGTTCACCAACTAACAAGTTTGCTGGCGCACATCTTAATACACTTACTGTTGCAGATCAAATTGATGCAATGAGTATTAATGCAAATGTTATAGGTAATGACAGTACTGTATTGTTAAACGTTGCTACTGGTGCTATTGCGGCAACAGGTGAACTAACAGGTACAGTTAAAGCAAACGATGCTACAACATTTTACAATCCAGCACTTAAATCATTAAATGCAAGTACAGGTATATTTACAAGTACAGTAACAGCACCAACTTTTAGCGGAACACTTGTAGGTGATATGAGTGGTACAGTTTTTGGTGACGATAGTACTGCACTAGTTGACGGTGTTAACAATACTGTTGTTATTGACAACGGTGGAATTTATGCAATAGGTACAACACTAAGAGTTAGAAACGCAGAAACAATTAAAATTGGTGGCGTGACTGATGCATTCAGTACTGGTTTACAAATTACTAACGTAGATGGTTCACCACCACTTGATATGATTAGTTTAGCACAGAGCAGTTTTGGTGGCATTTCTAAAATGGCATTTACTGGTTATCATGGCGACATCCAAACTCCAACACAAGGTACTGCTGGTGATTACTTGGGTGCTATTGATGCTAGAAGTTTAGATGGTTCAACAGGTAACTTAGTTCCATCAAGTGTAATTGCATTCCAAATTGATCCTAATAGTACAGTATCAAGCGATGTAGCAAAAGGTGCAATTAGAATTATTAACAACGATGGTTCTGCAAGTGTTCCAGAGTTAAAAACAATGTCAATCATGTCAAATGGTTGGGTTGCTATTAACAACACTCTTGCATTTACTCCATTAGCTACATTAGACATTAACGGTTTTGCAAAATTGGCGGCTTCGTCAACAGAACCTGCAACTCCAACACTAGGTATGATTGCTGTCGCTGACAGAGCTACTTGGGATCCAGTTAGTGTCGGTTCAGGCAATCCATATCCAGTATTTTACGATGGCACGGCTTGGATCAAGATGATTGCTTAACCACATATAGTAACTTCCACTTAAATTTCCAATAAGTAAGTTTATGCTTACTCTATTCACATCTGGTAGTACAGACCAACCTAAGGTTGTTAAACATTCTTGGGAATATATTAACCGTTGTGCAGAACGTTCAGTACGAGAAATTGGACTAACTAAAGACGACATTGTATTAGATGTCTTTCCTGCAAACACTATAGCACACTACACTATAACAGCTCATCCTGCTTATATAAGCGGCGCACAGCTAGTTAGTAGCAACTTTAATGCACTTACCTACCCCGAACTGTTTAGTAACGTTAAACCGACGTATATAGCGTTAATTCCACGCCATTTAGAATTACTACAAAAGACAAAAGGCTTTAAAAACTTAGACATGAGTTGTGTACGTTATCTAGCTACTGGCAGTGGTAAAGTTGAGCAATCTTTTATTGATGCATTTAAAGAGCGTGGAGTACAGACAGTTGCTAATTGGTATGGTATGACAGAGTATGCTCCACCTGTAATGATTGGTTACGACTCACCTAGTTTTGATTTAAACACTATTGACCAAAAAGAAAACCATGTTATGTTTATGCCGTTACAAGCGTCCGGCGGATATAACTTACAACATTGTATTATTAACGGCAAGTCAACCGGCGATGTTTTTAACATGGACACGAAAGAGTTCCATGGAAGATTAAAAGAAGCAAAAGGACGTACTTGGAAGAATGGAATTTAAATTTGCTACAGCAAACGATAAAGATAAAGTATTAAAGTTTTGCAACAGTCAAGATTTTAGTAACAATACATCTTTAGAAAAAATGAAATGGCAATGGTGTTTAGATACTGGTGCTTGGACAGTTGCTATCGAAGATGGCGGACACGACTATTATAGTAAAATTATTAGCATTGCAGGTATACACCCTTTACCCGAAGTAAGTGAAAATGCTTACCGTTGTTTATTCCGTGGCGCTCAACTTCCCGGGTATACACTAGGCACAGGTAGAGATATTTTTAAAACAGGAATACAATTAAGCCAGTTATTAAATCTACAAATTAAATGGGCGTTAGAACAAAACCCTAAAGCTGAACTTTACATTAGTACTAATATAAATGACGATGGTGGCAAAAGTAAACGCATGAACGATATTATGATGCCACTATTAGCGAAACGTGGTATATGGACTCTTGAAAAAGAGATAATGTTGTATAATGTTCCACAGAATTTGTGGCGTATTGATGTTAAGAAGTATACGGAAGTTCGCGAGCATTCGCTAAAGTTCTAAAACTATATTTGCAAAATAACACTTGTTTTGTTGCAGGCAACTTAACATTGTTAACTTTATCAAAACTTTTCCAGTACTCTGTATGTTCTAATTTGCTAGTCTTATAGTGCATTGATAAGAAGTCTGCTAAGTGTTCGTATAGTGCAGTCCATACTCGATTAAACTTTTTGCT